CTTTGGAGAAAGCCAATGGCACAAGTTACTTACCGTGGTGTCGAGTACGACACTGAAGAGTACAGAAAGATGCTCATTCATGAGCATGATCAACGCAGAAACCATGATCTCATGTATCGTGGAATCAAGGTTAGAAGCAAGGCAGTTCCTTGCAGTTGATAATCAGGAGGGGGTTGACCCCTCCTTTTTTCATGGTATACTATCCATATGAATAGAGCTAAATTAAAAGTTTTAATAGCTGCTTTAAAGGAAGTAGTTGATGAAATGGATTCCGAAATCTATTCGGATGTTGGTGAACATGTCCCTCAAGATTCTGTCGAATCTGACTACGATGAGGTATTCTAAGATGAATCTTAAACTAAGAGAACAAGTATTAAAAATTCTTTTACATGAATTTGGAGATACTGCATCCAATAGATCAATTTATGAATGTGCTGATGAATGGTGTAGTAAACAAGTCACTTCTAATGGTATTGTTAGTTATTTTAAAGCCTATTATACTAAATAGTAGGTAATCATACTCTATTATATTATTTTGAATGACAAGAAAGCAGCTAAAAAACTCTTGAAGAGGGCAAAGAAACATCCAGATTGGTATACGGAAAAGGATGTTTACTATGCTAAAATGATTAAAAAAAGATTTAAAACGAATGAAAGCAAGACTGATTCAAGCGACACCAAATCCTGAAGAAAACATGGCATACATTGCCCGTGTTTCTAATCCATCTAATCAGGACAATGATAAGTATGCAGGATTATTGAAGTATTGTATCAAACACAACCATTGGAGTGTGTTTGAACAGGCCTCAATGACCCTAGAGATTGAGACTACTCGTGCTATTGCTGCACAGATATTACGTCATAGATCTTTTACATTCCAAGAGTTCTCTCAAAGGTATGCTTCTAGTACATCATTGGGTGAAATAGAATTACCAGAACTAAGAAGACAAGACACAAAGAATCGTCAGAATTCTATTGATGATTTAGATCCTGCGATGGTTGACAAACTCAATCGTCAGATGAATACCTTGTTTAGTTCTGCTGTTAGTTTGTACACACAGATGCTTGAAGAAGGTGTTGCTAAAGAGTGTGCTAGAATGGTATTACCTTTATGTACTCCTACCAGAATCTATATGACTGGTTCTTGCCGTTCTTGGATACATTATATTAATCTAAGATCTGCACACGGTACACAGAAGGAACACATGGAGATTGCAGAAGATTGTAGAAAGATCTTCATTGAACAATATCCATCAGTATCTGAGGCCCTTGGTTGGACTAAGAATGCTGTTCTTGCTGAGATAGATAAATTAAATAGTGAAATTAAAAAACCCACTGAAGAACCTATTGAGGACTAACTATGCCCACTTATCCTGTTATTAATTTAAAAACTAAAGAGAAGAAAGAACTCTCCATGACCATGAAACAATACTGTGAGTGGAAGGATGAGAATCCTGACTGGGATAAAGATTGGAGTGCAGGAGTTGCTGCTTGTCAAGAGGTTGGTGATATGAGATTTAAAGGAGAGGCAAATTCTAGTGGATGGAACGAAGTACTAGATAGGGCTTCTAAACAGCCTGGTTCTACTGTTCGTAAAAATAGGGATTATAGTTAACATGCCAAGGAAGAAGAAAACTACCGAACCTATTGGTGTAGGATACACATCTAAGCAGATGAAAAGGAAGAAACCAATCAACAATGATTTGTTGGTCGATATTAATCCATTAACTCCAACACAGGAGAGGTTCTTTGATGCATACAAGGCTGGAAAGAACATATTTGGTTATGGTGCTGCAGGAACTGGTAAAACATTCATTGCACTTTATCTTGCACTGCAAGATGTGTTATCTGACAGTACACCATACAAAAAAGTTTATATCTTTAGGTCATTAGTATCTACAAGAGAGATTGGTTTCTTGCCAGGTGATCATGAGGATAAGTCCTTACTGTATCAGATACCATATAAGAATATGGTTAAGTATATGTTTGAGATGCCTACAGATGCAGACTTTGAAATGTTGTATGGTAATCTTAAGGCACAAGAGACTATATCTTTTTGGTCTACATCATTCTTACGTGGTACAACTTTCGATGACTCCATCTTGTTAATAGATGAGTGTCAGAACTTGAATTTTCATGAATTAGATAGTATAATAACAAGAGTTGGTGAGAACTCTAAAATTGTTTTTTGTGGTGATGCATCACAAACAGATCTCACTAAAACAAATGAACGTAATGGTATCTTAGACTTTATGAAGATCATCCAACAACTAGAAGAACAGTTTGAGATGGTTGAATTTGGTGTTGATGATATTGTTCGTTCAGGTCTCGTAAGAGATTATCTCATTGCAAAACTCGCTCTAGGACTCTAATGCAAAGAACCTTTCATAATTATCTCGGTGACATAGAGTTAAAGAGTAAAGATACGCCAGGTTGTCGTCTATATGAATTACCAAATGGGGATTGGGTTCCATCTATTACATCAATCACCTCATTCTATAACAAAGAGAAATTTATAAAATGGAGACAAAAAGTAGGTGACGAAGAGGCGAATCGAATAACGAAAAAAGCTACTACAAGGGGTACGGATTTCCATGAAGCCGCACAGAGATACCTTGAACAGAAAGACATTCTATGGGAAGAACATCTACCCGCTACGCAGTTCATGTTCCACCACGCAAAACCATACCTTGATAAGATCAATAACATACATGCTATTGAGCGCTCCATGTATTCTGAGTTTTTTGGTATTGCGGGCCGTGTGGACTGTATTGGAGAGTATGATGGAGAACTTGCAGTCATTGATTTTAAGACTTCAGAAAGAATTAAACCAGAGGCTTGGTTAGAGAATTATTTTGTTCAAGAAACTGCATACGCATGTATGTATTACGAATTAACTGGCATACCAGTTAAGAAATTAATTACCATTATGACTACTCCTTCGGGAGAAGTTAAAGTGTTTGACAAAAGGAATAAAGACGAGTATATTAAGCTATTAGTTAAGTACATCAAAAAATTTGTTAACAATTTTACCAATGAATAAAGACCTAGACAAGGCACTGAAGGAGAAGTTCCTGTGTCAAACTAAATTTACTCAAGACATAGAAAACCTTGTAAAGGATACTACTGGACTGAATTATATTGATGCTATAGTTCATTACTGTGATGAGAATAAGATAGAAGTAGATTCTGTATCTAAACTGATCAGTAAACCATTAAAGGAAAAGATAAAGGCTCAAGCAACGGAATTAAATTTTCTAAAGAGAACATCACGAGCTAAACTTCCATTATAATGTCATTAAAAACTAAGGTAAAAGTGACCCCATTTGAATGTTATAGAACTTATATTGCAATGAAGCAACACTTTACTAAGGAGAAGTATGATTATCTTAAGTATGGTGGTAAGTCTAGAGCATCTATTGTTTCTTTTAATAAAAGAAAGGATAGATATTTTTTTGAACGTATGAGTAGGAAGAAAAGTGATGAAGAAATTACTCAATATTTTATTTCTAATTTTATTTCAAGTGAAGATCCTTCTAAAGTTTGGATAGGGGAGATTATTCAAAATGGAGAAACCAATTTCAAAGAATGGCAAAAAAGAAATCAATCCCTATCTTACGTATTCTCAAATGAAATTGAGAGAGTCTTTTCGGGAGGTGATTTCGACAGCTACTTCATTAGTAATCGCCAACATCCAAAAATCCTCAAAGAATACTTAAAGAAAAATATCTCAATAGAGACTCTTGTTATTCTTGATATGATACTAGGGTTTGGTAAAGAATTTGATAAAAAATTAGTAGATCCTATTTGGAGTACGGTTTCCTTGAAGATGAAAAAATATAGATCGTTCCTAAATATAGATGTACCTCGTTATAAAAAAATTCTAAGAGAGAAAATCTTATGAGTTTCTTAAAAAGTGCCCAAGTTCGGGCTGCTCTTGTTGAAATAAATGAACTTCAGGAAGATGTTATGAAAAGTGCTTTGAAATTTCCTGAAATGACTGTTGATGAACAGTATGAACATATAGAAGATCTTGAAGATCTTCTTGAAAAACAACGTATCATGTACACTAGACTATCTTTATCAGATGATCCTGAAGCTAAAGCTATGAAGGAAAGCATTGATGAGTCAACCAAGATGCTTGGTTTACAACAAGATAGTGATCCAGCTATTTTGTTTAAAAAGATGCAAGATACTATTGTTTATCTTCGTACAATTGTTGAGAATCGTCTTGACAAGTGATAAAATTTTTGTTATACTAAACACATCCAAAATCTCAAAAAATCCGATTTAATCCTATGTCTTTTTCAGACTTAAAAAAACAATCTAAACTTGGTTCTTTAACATCTAAATTGGTTAAAGAAGTCGAGAAAATGAATACTACATCTGGAGGCGATGATCGTCTTTGGAAACCAGAAGTTGATAAATCTGGTAACGGTTATGCTGTAGTTAGATTCCTACCAGCACCTGATAAGGAAGATATTCCTTGGGTAAAGTTATACTCACATGCATTCCAAGGCCCTGGCGGTTGGTACATGGAGAACTCTCTAACTACTTTAGGATCAAAAGATCCTGTTTCTGAGCATAACTCACAACTATGGAACTCTGGTTCTGATGCTAATAAAGAAATAGCTCGTAAACAGAAACGTAAGTTATCATATTATACTAACATCTATGTTGTAAAAGATCCTGCTAATCCTTCCAATGAAGGTAAGGTATTCCTTTACAAGTTTGGTAAGAAAATCTTTGATAAAATTCAGGAAGCTATGCAACCTGAGTTTGAAGATGAGACTCCAGTAAATCCTTTTGATTTCTGGGCTGGTGCAGACTTCAAAATTAAGATCAAGAAGGTTGCTGGATTCTGGAACTATGATAGTTCTGAGTTCTCTTCTCCATCTCCACTATTAAATGGTGATGATGATGCTCTTGAAGCTCTTTGGAAGAAAGAGTATTCTCTTCAAGAACTTGTAGCTACCGATAAGTTCAAATCTTATGATGATCTTAAGACTCGTCTTGAGTATGTCTTAGGTAATAAGTCACGTCCTGCTGCTCCTAAATTTGAGGAGGAAGATACCAGTCGTGGTTCTGTTGCTGAGGTAGAAGAGGCTCGTGTTCCAACTAGAACACCTGTTGCAGTTGCTGCTTCTTCTGATGAGGATGAAGATGATGCACTAAGTTACTTCCAACAACTTGCTGAATCTTAGGCCATATTATTTCGCTTTTTAATTCCAAAAAAGCGCTAAAAAAATCCCCAGGCTTTTTTACGGCCAGGGGATTTTTTTAATGGATTCTTATATTTTCGGTCTTTTTGAGTCTTCTGTTGACATACTGTGATGACTTATCATATTTCATAATCCTATTAAAGTCTTTTAGGAATAATCCAAGTATATCTTCCTTTATAACATTAATAGTCCTTTTTTTATCATTAATTTCTACTTCATTTTCATAGTTATTTACTGATCTTATTGGAGATGCTGTTTTTAATTGGCCATTATTTCTAAGACCACTTTCTCCAAGATAATATTCTATACTAAATGATTCATCTACAACTTTTCCAGCTGGAACTAATAATTGATTATTTCTGTCTCTAAATTCTATAGTTTCATAATGATGAATATGTGTTAATTCTTTTTGTGTATATTTTTCATTAATATAAGTACTTAAATCACTTTGAGTCATAGGCCATTCATTTTTAACATCAATGATATTGTTGGACATCAATATTACCCAATCTAAGTTATCATCACCATATACCTTTTCGGCTACGTTATCTGGTCTTTCATCACCAATAATTTTATATTGATCAAATACCACAAAATTAGAAAACAAATCCTCTCGTATTTTGACTCTACGAAAGAGATTTTTTGTTTCTGTGTAATCATTATTACTCTGCTTAGTTTTAAGTAGAGATGGATAATCTAAATTTGGTAATTTTCGGAAATAATTAGACATTTAGAGACCTACATCGTCGTGAGAATCAAATTCCAAGTAATCTTGATCATATAGAGGAACTAATTCTCCAAAGGTTAATGTTACAAAGGTTGTTATTGGTTGACTGTCTTCATCATATGCAGCAAATCTACCAAGACCACCTGTGTAATCAACATTAATACTTTTCAAAGCACATGTTTTAAATTTATTTAAACCTTTGATATCTTGTTGCGTCTTGGCCTTTATATATCTAAGTTTAAATACATCTGGTGTTCCTAGTAACCAATTTCCTGTAGATTCGCCTTTAGCACCTCTTTTTGGATTTTTCTTGGTTGACATATGTTGTTTTAAAGCTCTTATTATCATACGAACTTTTGCAGATTCATCCGAACTACGTGGACTGAATCTGAACATAAAGGTAAAATCTCTTAGTTGTGGGCCAGTGAATAATAACTCAAGATTTGGGTTCTTTACAACACCAAATTTTCTGTTGAGAGCTTGATCAACATCTACGTTAAGACCTAGTGTTTTGCCTGCGGCAGCTATTAGATTTAGTTGTTGTCTTCTTCTAAATCCTTTATCTTCTATTGCAGTTTTTAATCCTTGTGTTACACCCTTTAAAGTTTCTCCAAATCCCCCACCTTCAAAATCAGTACCACCTAATGCACCACCACCCATATTTTTAATAACATCTTCACTTAATTCTCCTTCAAGACTGCCCATCGTTTTACCACCCCAGTCAACACGATTTCCATCTTTAATGTCTGATGGCATAGGTAGTTGGATTGTACCCTGAAGTTCTTCTAATCTTTGATTTTGTCTGTTCTGTCTTCTACTAGCTGCATATGAATAATCTGTACCTGATTGTGTAGTTATTGATCCTTTATTAGTTTCATTATTTACTCCCTGTTTATTAGATTTAATACCATAACCCTGAGAGGTTCTAGTGATGCCAGGCAAAACTTTTGCAGGTCTATATTTGAAGATTTGAATTTCAAAGTAATCTTGAATACTTGTATCTAAATCTACTGGATATTGTAATACTTGACCACCATTAATCTTAGATAAGGATTGTTTACCATATTGAGTATTTAATCCATCATAATCCCCTGATATATATTCACCAAAAGAACGAGTTGATGTATTCTCATTGAAACCAGATTCTATACCATCAATATCGTACTTGTTGACTGTATCAAAAAGTGCTGGATTTGATGCTGCTAAATCTACATAGTCTTTAATTCGACTCATTTTCCTAATACCCAGTTTTTGACTTGTTTTCTTACATTATTTAAGAATTCTATTGATCCATATGCATCAATTAAAGTTGCATTATCATCAATCAGGTCACTAGTGGATCCTCTGTTTACTACATTGGAAATTTTTTCAGTATACATTAATGTACCTGTAGGTGTATAACTGGATGATAATCCAGTGGTAACATTACTAACAGTAGCTATACCATTAGATCCTCCTCCAGATATGGTGATAGTATCACCTACATGGTAGTTATTACCTGCAGATTGTATTCCAATTGCTGTTATAGCTCCATCACCATTTACTGCACCTATATTAACTAAACAGTTTTTACCTCTAAAGTTTGAAGTAGTTGCTACTTCATTTGCAACACTATAGCCAGTACCCATTCCACTGGTGTTTATTGTCAGTGAAGCAATACGACCAGTATTTAATAATTCAGCATCGAATTGAGATGCGAATTCATAACTATAAACACTATATGTTTCATTATCTGGAGTAAGATCAACACTAAAATAATATTTCTTATTTGATGCTGTTTTGAATCTAGTATTATTGTATATGGCGGCCATTACTTATCCCTCCATACTCTATAGGAAGGAATATCCCTACCAGTAGTATTAACAAATTTTGCTGTGGGTAATAATGACACTCCTGACATCTCCTCTTCTGGAACTCTCATTAATTGTTTTTGTACACCACTAAAATAATACTTGTGTATGGTTTTATTAGGTACAACTACATCATCAACTCTATTTAGAAGGCTTAATGCAACACCTTCTCTTAATTTCATATTTAGGTAGTGTAAGTTTGCTCCAAGAAAGCCATCTGCAAATACAGTCATCACATAAGTCATTGGAAATTGATCATACCACTTCAATCTTTGTGGTTTAGTTGCAATATAATTGAAAAAATACATTTCACCAACTTCTACTGGTGATGATATATTTCCAAATTCGCCAGGATCATCATATTTCTTACCCTGATAACTTGACAACACTTCCATCAATTTGCCACGATACCAATCACGGCTGCGGTTGCGTTTACCTGCTTCTTTTACTATGTCTTCTGCAATACTCATTTAATACCTAACTCTTTTTCTGTGAAGATTTTAAATTCCCATAATCTATCATCACAAAAAGATTTTGCAGCTTTCCATTTAGCTTGATTTACACCCCATGTATAAACCTCATTCATCCAAGTTTTTGTTTTCTTGGGTGGATTTACTATAGGTTCTTTACATTGTCTTGCTGGTTTGACCTCTACTACCATTCTACGAGTCTTATTAGACTTATCAATGTATTTAATATAGAAATCTGGAAAATAACGTCTTCTCCTACCACTAACAGGATCTCTGTATGGTATTGCAAATTCTTCACTTCCCCATTCAAGGATTTTATCATTAGTATCACAATACATCATAAATTTACGTTCCCATAATGATCGATAAACGACGTTCGTGGGATCGCCTTTATACTTGGTGGGATTCTTTGGCCTATATTTTCCACTATAGCTCATAAATAAAAGCTGACTAGCTGATATCTATTTAGAGATCGATGACAAGAAAACCAACAAAATACGCTATAGATGATATTAAGTCACGGTTTCAGACTGTAGCCATTGATAATAGGTATCAAGTTTTTCTAAGACCCAATGGAGTAGTATATACTGCTGCAAGAAGAGCTGGAGTAGATAGGAGATTTATTGATGAAGATTTAGGATTATATTGTTCTGATGCTATCTTGCCTGGATCTAATCTTGTTCCTATTGAAGTTGTAGGTGATAGACAAGGTATTACTGAAAAACTTCCATTTTCTAGAATATATGATGATGTTACTTTTACCTTTATGGTTGATAGAGAGTATAAAACTTTAAAGTTTTTTGAGTCTTGGTTACAAACAGTAAATCCTCTTCATGGTGGTAGTTCAAATACATCTTCATCTAATGCGGTAACTACTTTTAATTACCCCAAAGATTATAAAATTGATTTTAGTATAGTAAAGTTCAATAAAGATTTCTTTGAAACTAAAAGAGGAAGCGTGTCACGTTATACTTTCTTTGAAGCTTTTCCATTATCTATTGCTGGATCTCCAGTAAATTATGAATCTGGTAGTGTACTTAAATTAAATGTTACTATTGCATATACTAGATTTATTATGGATGATGTAACCAGAACAATGAAGAGATTTGGTAGAACAGGCCTGTCAGATTCTGGTGAGGTTGGTAATCTTGCTGATGATACTAAAGTGGTCAATATTAATTTACAGAAGAAACGACCATCAACTGATCCATATGAAGGAATTTCGACTCTGTAGATAACCTCCCTATATAAAATACTGAAAAGCTTATTATGCCATTACCAACAATTGTCACTCCGACTTATGAGTTGACGTTACCTTCTAATGGAAAGAAGATAAAATATAGACCATTTCTTGTAAAAGAAGAAAAAGTTCTTATACTTGCTATAGAAGGTGGAGATACTAAAAGTATAACCAATGCAATTAAGGATGTTCTTAAAAGTTGTATTCTTACTAAAGGTGTAAGAGTAGACCAATTACCAACATTTGATATTGAGTATTTGTTTTTAAATATTCGTGCTAGATCAATAGGTGAAAGTAT